GAATTTAAAAGATCATTTCTCAGCATAACCCATTTCCTTAACCATTTTATCGATTCCATCTTTATTCCACAAATAATTTAACCAACATGCCGCTTTATATTTTGTCCATGAAAAGTCCATAAAGCTAATTTCAACATTATTCTTTCTTAAAAGTTCCATTTGTTTTGGCGTAGCCCTGTCATTTAACCATCTCTTACTCTTGTTAGCGGCCTTACTGCTCTCAACTTCCCTTAGAAAGTCATCAGCGGCAGATGTAGCTTGTACCTTACCACCAATGGCAACAGCTTTCAGTCGCTTGTTTTGAGCCTTTACAAGCCCTATTGAGTTATCACCTATAGTAGCGACTATTCCAAATCCGTCAAATCCAGTAGCCATCATACATGAACCGTTACCGAATATGTCAATCCATCTAAACGGAGACAGCTTCATAAGATCAAACTCAGTGAGCTCAAAGTCATGTAACTCAGATTTATCTTGACTCTCGAACGCATGACCACAGTTTGGACATACACGCGAGTTCTGAGGAATAACCCAGCCACAGTTAGAACATTCTTTTGTAGGAGCTAATCCCTCACCGTTTTCCTCACCACCATCAAGATTAACCCCTTCGTCTAAAACGCCATGTGTCATAATGCTTGTTCCAAAGTCTAAAACAACACAGTCTTTTTTAATCATATTAGGATATAGTTCTGGATCAATGATCCTCAAACCTCTGCCAATCATCTGAACCATTGTAGATTTGTAAGAACATGGCCTTGTCAGCACAATGCACGATACTGGTGGAGCATCAAACCCCTCAGTTAAAACAGCTACATTCACAACTACTTGAACGTCACCATACTCTAAATCGTGCAAAATCTGTGATCTATCTGTTGAGGATGTTTCGCTTGTTACAACTTCTGCATTTATATTTTCAGCCAAGAACTCACCAAGCAACGCATTTGCATGACTAATTGTAGAACAAAACACAACTGTCTTTCGATCCCCTGCCTTATCTATCCACTCTTTAACTACTCGCTGATTAATAACAGTTCGGTTCATAATGGCATCGACTTGTTCCATATCAAAGTCGTTTGCTAGTTTGCGAACTTCGTTTAGTTTGTCCTTAACACCAACGTCAATAACGTATGCTCTTGGTGGAACTAAAAATCCCTCTCGAATAAGTGTCGTTAGCTCAATCTGATGTGAGCAATTATCAAACACACTTTTTAATGCTTTCTTGTCACCTCTGTTTGGCGTAGCCGTAAAGCCAACAATCTCTGAGTGTTCATTGTCATCTCGCACAGCATTAATAACTTTTTGATATGTTTCTGCGGCAACGTGATGGCTTTCATCAATTACAACCATGTCAAACTTAGGTCTTTTTGCCAGATTATTATCCCTTGATAATGTCTGAACCATAGAGAAAACCGCCTGACCATCCCAGTTCTTTACAGAGCCATTAACAATGCTTGTTTTAATATCTGGGTTTATCTTGCTAAACTTTATCATGTTTTGCTCTACAAGCTCGTCACGATGCTGAAGAACTAGGACACGATTACCTTTTTTATATCTTTTACCAACTAACGCAGAGAGCATGATTGTTTTACCAGCACCTGTAGGCGCAACAACAATCGTATTTTTTCTATCGCTTAGTGCTTTCGATGCGTCTGATACTGCTACATCTTGATATGGCCTTAGTATCATAATTAACCTCTAGTTGGAGTGGAGAGAATGGTGAGGGGTTTGTGGCACTCTGCCCCTCGTCAGAGTGTGAATCGGCGTGGTCATAAACACCTTAGCCACTCACATTTAACCTTTTATCTAGCCCAATCAGGAACTGGCCCACTTGCTGTGGCCTGCGGTTGAGGGGCTTGGCTCGTAATAGGAGCCGCACCACCAGAAATAAAATCCTTTGAGTTCGGAGTAAGAACTATTAAAATTTTATTTTGATCTGCGTACCCATTTGTGCCTTTTTCGACCTTAACTTTAGCACAGATCTCCATGCCATTCAACTGGTCGATACCTGAGATTTGTCTCTTGGACTGTGCCGCTTCGGACATATCCGCAGGATCAAGGTTGTTATGGCTTTCGATAATAGATCTAAGAGTTCTTAGACCAATCTCTTTAGCCACAGGGATACCGCTTTGGCCCATTTTATCACCGTCTACAAAGATATTATCCCAAACTTTTCTACGGTCATATGGCCCACCAAACACAGTTAATTCTAACTGAGCCCATTTTGCTCCAGTATTGACTGACTTTTTAAACCAGTTACCTCTACCAAACTCAGAGATTTCCATATCTCCGGGTTTTAGTGAGATGATTGCACGAACTACAGTTCCGTGTGGAATGAGTTCAAATTCTCTTGTTGATTCGTCAACAGGCGTATTATTTAGATTTAGCATCATTAGCTCCTTTTTCCATATTTTGAGTTTTGGGATCGACAAATTCCAACGGTCTATCTGACTGTGGTTTGCCACTACCCATCTTTGCGATTAGTTTACCTAAGTGAGGCTCTTCGAGAGTTTCGAGCCTGCCAGAGCGATCCTTCGCAGGATAACCCCATTCATTTAATGGATTACATACAAAAGCACGAAATTGTCCATTTTCTCCAGTCAAGATTGCCATTGTGATTAATTCATCAACAATTCCGGGCATTTCACGACCAGTTTTTGCACCCTCAATTTGAAGGGAATATTGTTTTCTACCGTAGTCATCTGTGTACTCATCTAAGATACCTACAAAAATAACATTCTTTTCACGAATGTGTTGTAGATGTGTTAGCCAAGCCATCATTTCACGACCATGCAAGCCATATGCGGCTCTAGTATCTAACTTACCACTTCTATCTGACTTGCACTCTGGTTGCTGTAAACACCATTGAAAACACAACCGACCTGCAACCGTAATACTATCGACAAACAAAGTATCGTACTTGTTCATCATCGCTTCACGATCACCATATTGAGCCGATACATATTCAAAATGCTTTTGACCAAACACAGAGTCTTCTGCAAGAGATGGATTACTGCCACCTAAGAAACACGCAAAGTCACGACACTCTGTCCATGTTCTAGGTCTAATGACATCTACTGGTAATCCTTCGATTGCGGCATCACCAGCTTCTAAATCCATAAATAGAGTCTTATCGGAGTCGAGTGTTCGAGCGAGTGTAGTTTTACCTACACCACTCTGACCGCACACAACAATCTTGTGACCACGCTTTTCTTTCATGCGTTCGTCAGCAGAAATAATTTTTAGTCCACTTGACATCTTATGTCTCCTCTTCAATTCTATCAATTTTAAACTTACCCATTTCAGTAACACGACATGGCTCTAACATATCTTTGATCTTCTTATGGGCCGCAGTATAAACACGCTCATCTACAGAAAATGTTACCTTTGCAAAGTGATTAGCATCGTCTGGGTTCATTTCCTCAAACGCTTTTTGCAACTTATCGTTGTCCCACTTTACTTTTTTAGGAATGTTAATTTTAAACCTACTGTTGCCTTCTGCAATAGTAGCTGTGCCGAAGTCTTTGCCTTCAGAACGCAAAGTATCTCTTGCTTTCTTTAGAAACAAATCTTCTAACTTCTCATCAATTTCTTTTAATTCTGCGTTTAGATCTTTTACGACAAAGCGTAATTCTTCACGTCTATCGAATAGCTCAATGCCATCCATTTTATGACCTCCTTTATATTAGTTTTGTTCACGGAAACATTTGTCCCACAATGTACTATTTATGTCAAGAGGTTTTTTTACTTAAATATATTTCAATACCTAAACAGGCTTTCATCAGCTTCTTTTTTAATTTGAACTCAGGTGTTTCAACGCCTTTAGCGTCTTCTACAATTTGTGTCCAATTGCCGTTCATATCTTGCTTTTTGTACCTGAAATCCGCAATATAAGTACAAATCTTTTCTCCGTTTACTTCTAGTGCAAAGCGAACTTGAAGTTCTAAATCTTTTACTGTTCCAGCTTTTTCGAGCGCCTTTATATAAAGATAACGCTCAGACTCCCATTTAGAATCAAACTTTATACCGTTAATCGTTACCTTTTTATTATTGTATTTAGACCTTGACCCAAATCTTCTGGGATTATATGGTGCTTTTACTAACATTTTTTAAAAAGGACTCCTTACTATGCCAAATCCGCTTAAATATAAATCTGTAAGCCTTACTTTAGGCGCATATGACAAACTTGTCCATGTAGCTGACGTAGAAGATAGATCAATAGGAAGACAGCTTTCTAGGCTTGTAGATCAAGCTTACGCAGAGGTTAAGCCTATGCCATACAAAGAACTAGCGACTAATTCATCAACATCAAGATACGGTATTTCTTCGGCGCATGACTCTGTAATCGAAGACGATTAAGGTTTTAATAATCCAGCGCTTCCAAGACCCCCAAGTAGTGTAGATGCTATATAGGGGTTTTGTGCCGCACGTCTTCTTAAACTTTCTTTTTCTCTATTATTAGAAGGAGTAGACCTTCTTATTGTAGGAGTTCCAAAAGCACTTTCTTCAGATAAAACAGTTGGTTTTACTTGTGGAACAGGCGTTCCACGAGATTGTTGATTAAACGAGGTAGCTCCACTATCGGCAAGAAGCATACGAGATCCTAATTGTCTAGCCGCAGTTTGACTTCTATTTACTCTATCTAAAACTCTTCCTGTTTTTTTAGCGACATTAGCTATATCTTGACCTGTTGGAAGACTTTTTCCTGTTTGCTCTACAATTGTTTCGTTTAATATTTTAGTTGTTCCTGCAACAATTTCTTCAGGTGTTTTTGCTTTAACACGCATTTCTAAATATTGTTTTAACTTATCTGGATCATTTATAAATCTATTTAATATTTTAAATCTTGCCGCTTTTGGAAAATTTTGTAATGGAGATGTAACTATACCTGCTCTAATATTAGCCGCTACTAATGATCCAGCTCCTGCCGATGCAGTATCTTTAAGGAAAGCTAAATCAGATGCTAATCTATTTAAACCTTTTACTTTTTCCTTACCTAAAACTAAATTTAAAACATTTGGGTCGTAAGCCTTTAATGCTTTCTCTAAACCAAGAGCCTTTGCCTCGTTCACAAATATTTCTTCGTCTACTGATTCTAATATTTTTCTAAGAACGGAATCTTGTATATCTTTTGTAACCTGTGCATCATCTTTAAAAAAATTAAGAATATTTCTTATTTCAGGCATTTTTATGTTACTATTTAAAATTGCTTCTGCGGCTTCATCTACATCTAAATCGTTTCCTCTTAAAATTTGTCTATTTATTTTATCAAGAATTTTAGATGAAAAACCTTTATCCAAATTAATTTTAGCTTCATTAACTTTTGTTAAAGTTGCAACAACATCATCACCCGGATTTTGTTGAATAATTTTTTGAAGAATAGAATTATCTATTTTAGTAATTCCATTATATGATAAAGCTTTTGCTAAAGATTGAACTTTATCCCAATCATTTTTAAATAAAACTTTTCCTAAACCACTTTTCCTTATGTTTTCAATTTCGGTAGCAAATGTAGTTCCTCTAAACTTTTCTGGATCAAAAGCATCTCTTCCAGACCTTTGAAGAGCATCATCTAAATAAGTTCTAGCTAAAACTTTTCTAACCTCTTCTGGATCTCTGTTGGTTGCTTTTAAAAGTAGTTTAACTTTTTTTGGGCCGTCTTTACCTTTAGTAAGTTCAAGAATATTTTGTTGTATTGAATCATTTGCTTCAATTTTTAATAAACCATCAGGTTCGTCAATAGTTCTTATAACTTTTAAAGTTTCTAATTTTGAAAAAGCATCTATATCTTTAGCGTAAGCTAATTGAGCTTCTTTATATTTTTTAATAGCGGATCTCATTTTTGCCGCATTACCACGGCCTATACCAGTAAATTTTATAGGTACATCTCCTAACAACATATCATCCATATTCTGTTTTATATCTTGTAAATACCTTACTGTGCTTGAATCTTTTACGCCTACAGGCCCATACTTACCTCTTAAAGTGTCATAGGAATCTTTTCTTAAACTTTTAAGACCTTTAAAAGAAGTAAACCCCAGCCTAGATCCACTTTTTTTAGTACCAAAAGTTCCTTTTAAATTTTCTCCAAATCTTTGAAACGGTTCAGGAGCGAGAGATTCATTATTGTCAAATTCTTTACGAATTATGTCATCATATTTAGTTTTTAAAACCTTTATATCAAAAAGAGGTATTTCACCTCCTGTTTGAAAAACAGTTCTTGCGTTTGAACCAGTCCCTACTTGAATTTCTCTACCAAATCCTTTTAAGATGTCATCTATTGCTTGATAATTCTGATTTGATATTTTTTGAAAATCATCATAACTTTGTGTTAAACCTTTAAGAATATCATCCGTTACATCTACTCCTTCTTTTGTAGCTGTAGTCAAAACCTCTACGCCAGAATCTACAGCGGCTTGAGCCGCTTTTTGAGCTTTTAAAAGTTCATCTTGTAAACTTTTTGCTTTTTTAGGAACAGAGTTTTCTATTGCTTTTGCAATATCATCAACACTTCCAACACCCGCACTTTTTAATAATTTTTCTTTTTGTCCAAAAGCATAATATATGTTTTTTATAAGTTGTTTTTCTTTTCCACTCACACTAGCGGCAATTTCTCCTAATCGGGCTACAGTTTGATTAACCCCAACTGCCTTTAAACTAGGCATACCGGGAGCATCTGGATCTGATAATATTCGCAAACCTTGCTCTTGTGCTGTTTCACCTGTTGGTCGAAGGCTGTCGTCAAGTTGACCTCCTTTTACAGATTTAGCACCTTTTATAGCACCTCCCACCACGGCCTTACCTGCTCTTATTATAACATTGCCTGCTATATCTAAAGTTCCTGCTAAAGCGGCTTCTTTTGCAACATCTACAGCAACCTCTCCTAAAGATTGTTTTTGAAGACCCAACATCCCTTCTATAGACTCCTCTACAGATTGGCCTATTCCTGCTCCAGCGGCGGCTCCCGCCGCACCTGTTACAAGACCCGGAGCGCCTACAATAGCTCCTATTATAGATCCACCTACTTCTGGAACAAGACCTGCAAAGTCTGCAAAATCTCTTGCGCTAAATCCTTCTTCATCAATAATAAGGTTTTTACCTATAGGCTCCATACCTTGATTTATTTGACCTGCTTCTGTTAAAGCTAACCTACCTTCTGAGTCTTTTGTATATCCCTCTTCACCAACAAGATTTTTTAATAGGTTTTCTTTTTCTTCTTCTGTTTCCATAAAAGAAAGTTTAGCTCTTAAACCTCCCCCAGCACCAGTTTTATAATCAAAGTTTTCATTTTCACCTGAAGATTCCGAAAGCAAATCTTCAAACGATTTTGCTCTTGGTACGCCAAGATAACTACCTCCAGATTGAGATGAACGAAATTTTCTAAGTTGTTCTTGAGGAGACAATTGTTCGTTTTGTAACGATCTAAATTGACGTAACTGCTCTTGGGGTGTCATTATTGAAAATCTTTCATTGTTAAATTAGTGCCGAATTGTTTATTTAAAGCATCTAATTCTTTTTGATCTCTTGGAACATCATCTTGAAGAACGCCAAATTTTATTCCAGCATTTTTATCAAGCCAGTCTATAGAACGATCAAGATTTCGTTGAGGCTTCAAAACAGTAAGGTCATAAATTTCTTTAAGCTGTCTTCTAATCAATTCAACATCACCGCTTGTCCAGCTAATCTCACCGATACGCTTTGCAACCAATTTACGGTCATTGTCTGATAATGTTTTGCCTGATTCTTTAAGAATGTTTGTTGCCTCATCAATTGCTAAGTTATTCAGCACACGTTTAGCTTCCCTAACATTGTCTGGCATACTTCCCGCATCAATACCAAAGTTTCTTAATGCTTGTTGCATCCCACCCAAAATTTGTTTTGGAATGGATATGCCTTCATTTAAGTTTTCAAGTAAAACTTCAAACTTTTTTGATCCAGAAGTAATTGATTTTTGATATTCAGCAAATCTTCTAATAATTGTTTCGTCAGTTTCTTGTATCTTAAACCCAGTAGATGTTTTTCCTTCATAATTTGGATCAACTGCCGCCGCCATTATTTGCAACTCAGGGGGAACGTCATCTGGATCTCCTCCAATTAATGACACCATTTTATAATCAGTCCATTCATCACCTAAATCAATACCTTCAGCCCTTGTTTTTAAGATATCAAGTCTATCTGAGCCTTTTATAAATTCAAATTGTTTTTCAAAATCAGGATTATTAACTAAATCATTAATTTCATATTTATTTAAATCAACAAAACTACCTTTATCAAAATTTGCAAATTCAGAACCGGGCTCACCTTTTTCATAAACCCAATACTTTCCTCTATCCATTGTTTTTTCTTTTGCTGATCTACGAAGAGTTTCGTCAGCGGTTTGTTTATTTAAAGCATACTTACCACCTGCAAGAGCCCCCTGACGCGCAACTTTTTTAGCGGCTTCTAATTTTGGTAAAGCTTTTTCACCTGCTTTACCAACCTCACTAAGAATTTTTCCAACATTAAAACCTTTTCCAGCTTTATTTTGCATTAAAGCCAAGCCCATAGCCATTAAAGCTGAACTTTTGTCTACTTTTCCGCTTACATCAATTCCCGTGGCTTCTGCAAAATCTTTTTTATAATCTTCAATAGTCTTTTTTTCTGGTGTTTCAGGGCCAGCTCCACGCGCTCCTGTTATATAATCTTGCATAGCAGACGAAAATAAATCTTCTGTCGGGTCACTGCCCAAAGCTTCTATGCTTTCATCGTCTGTTTGAGCCTCACCTATTTGACCTCCTGTTGCAGGAAATGATTTTAAATTAGCCTCTTCATCTATTAAATTTCTTTCTAAATTCCTTTTAGCATCAAAATCGTCTCTAGCATTTATCTTAGCCATTACATCATCAGTTATAGATCCTAATGGGCCTTCTTCTGCAAAAATACTGTCAGGACGTTTAAAGTCTTGATCTCCGGGCTTTGGCTGATCTCTTAAAGAAACTTTATTGGGGTCTAAATTTCCAACTTTTGTATTTAATTTATCACCTGCTGAAATAAATGTGTTTTTACTTGGATCATATAATTGATCTCTCAACCCCGCTATAGTTTCAGAACCTTCTGTTCTTCCAAAAACATCAGTTAAAAAACCTAAGCCCTGAAGATTTTTATCAACAAAACCTGTAACAGCTCTCCCCGGAAGTTGAGGTATTTTTTTTAAAAAATCTCTAAATCCTTGGTAATCTTCAGATCTTTTTTCTGCTTCTTTACGGCGTAAAAAATTTTGGGAATTAGTCCCTAACCCTAACTTTTCTGGCCCTTCTAAGCCAGCGGCATTTCGGAGTTGCGCTTCTGATAGTATAGCCATTTCGTTACCCCTATGCTTGGTTTATGCCTTGGATGGCTGTGTATGCTCCTATTCCGCTTAAAAATGGATTAGCAGAAGGTTGTGGCCTGTAAGTGCTGTATATCGACGCTGAAGGCGTTCCTTTTAATGCACCGTAACCATAGTCTAAAGGTCTAGTAGCCTCCTCAAGCGGCCTCTGAGCCTCTTTACGAGCCATTGCTATCCTTGCATCTTCATATGCTCTGTTTCCGCCTCCAAGACCCGCTAGAAGCCTTAAATCATTAGGAGCCATAGATCCGTAAACCCTACCTACATCCGCAGAAGTTCCGCCAATACTGCCCATGTTAGAGCCAATACCTGACAATGAAGCTCCTAGTCCACCTGTTAGTCTACCTGATTCTAAGTTTCTTTTCTTTTCTTCTTCAAACGAACCTAAAGACGTTTTTAATGCGTCACTGTAACCTTTATCTAAAAGATTAGCTATAGTTTGAGACTTTTGAGCTAAAATATTTCTATCGGTTTCGGCTCTTTGTACGCCTTCTCTGGAACCTCCAAACGCCCCTGCTTGAATTGCACTAGCCGCAAGTTTGTTTTTACTAATGTCTCCCTGCCTATCAATTTGAGACATAGCTTCGTCAATAACTTGCTGTCTGTATGGGTTCATAAATTTAGATGTCGCAGTAGCAGGATCAAAAGAACCAGTTCCTGCATCAACTTTTGACTTTGCCTCATCAAAAAATCCAGCACCTTTAGTCATAGTTCCTAAACCTGAACCAATAGCATCAGCGGATGTTTCAAAGTAAGGAGAGTATCTATTAATAAATCCCTCACTGCCTGCTAAATTAAGTGCTTGTAGCTCTAAGGGATCAAGACCAGCCATTCTGTATTCTGGTATATTAAACAGATTTTCCTGTTGAATCGTGCCGCCTTCGTATTGACCAGTTTCTTCGTTATATTTACCGAATATCTGATCTAATAGAGCTTTTTCACGTTCCTCTATGTATTCTGGACGACGATTAATACTTTCTACAACTTCATTCATTACGCTATATCCTCAAGACCATTCATTAATTTATATCCGTTTTGGATTCCTTTATTAAGATTTCCGCCCCCAAGACCTTCTACAGCCTTTCTAGTAAGGACAAACTCACCCGCTGTAAGCATTGCAGGAACATCATCTTTAGTTCCAGAGCCCTCGCTTGGCATTATTCCACCATCTCTTCTAGGAAAAACTTTACCACCGTCATTATAGCCCCCTAAGATAGGTCTAAATTCAGTAGTTCCTCCAAACGGTCTTCTTCCGGGTGATTCTTCTTCTTTTCCAAATATCTTATCTAAAAATGTTGATCCCAAACCAAACAGCAAAGCCTCTCCACCTTTACTATTTAGTAAATCAGTTAAAAAATTATTTTTTCCTTTACCGCCCACTGCATCCGCAAGAAGACTACCAATACCCATTGTGCCTTCTGCCTTTTTTCTTTTTGCAACGGGAGCTATGCTTTCTGTAATGCTCGGTCTATTAGGATTGTTGTCTTGTCCTCTTCTACCAGTAAAAGTTCTTTTAGGCTTTTGTTGGCCTCCTCCTTCACCAAAAAAACCTGAGTCTCCACCCAATCCACCTATTAATCCACTCGCCAAAGCTTCTTTTGCGTTTACTTTACCACCCATTAACTTTTGCAAAGCTACATTTGTAATTACATCTTTTCCAGCTCCAGAACCAAAAATACTTTTTCCTATAGAAAGTAATTCTTTCCAAAAATATTCTGAGTTTCCAGTATTAGGATTTATACTATTACTTTGTGAGCCCACAACGTAACGATCTGGGTTTCCTCCCATATTCGATATAGCAGTAGCAATACCAGCACCCAGATTAGGGTTGTTTTCCAAAACTGGACGTGGAACAACGACCTCACCGGGACTAACGTGAGCCACCTCTGTGTCGCCAAATCTACCCATCATAGCTGTGTTCTTTAACAAGGAAACCACCTTTCTAGGTTAATTTAACAAAAATTATATTGTTTGGCTAGTCTTTATCCTATTTGTCTCATTCTTTCAACCAAACGATCTGCTCTATTTTTTACTTGATTATACCAACGACTGTCAACCATCTCGTCTGCCGCAGATTGCCAATCTCTTGCATCTACACCACGCTTCATACCTTTAAACGCAGATAAACGACCTAACCCCATGTTAAACATCATATTACAAATTATTTGTTGTGCCTCTTCTGGAAGCTCATCAAAGTCAGGATAAAGGCTATTACAGTCAGAAAGTACGCTTTCTATATCTTCATTAAAAAGCTCATCTATTCTTTCTCTGCTTACAGGATCGCCTACTTCCATGTCGTATTCGGGTTCACCTTGTCTACATAAATGCCCAATTCCTACCGTTTTTAAATTTAAATGATCTAAATACACCTCCTGAATTTCGCCCTCATCAATTTTTAACTGTTCTATTAATAATTCTAAATTCATTTATACTTTCCTTGCTTTATCTATTGCTCTTGAACCAAACCAGAAAGCTAGAATAGCCGCAAAGATTCCTTTGGTTTCCTCATCCCATAAGACTTGTATGGCTTCGGCAAAATTAGTTCCAGACTTCAGAGCCTCCATCAGTAGTGTTATCTCAATGGTCGCAAACAAAAGAAAAAATGCGTATGTGATGACAGGACGCACTGATTTTTGCAATCCAGCTATAAATCCTACACCCTTATTAATAGATATATCATGCTGAATAAGTCGATCATGTTCTTTATCGGCCCCCATTGTTTCATACATTTTAAGGTCTTGATCATAGCCAGAAGCTCTTAGCTCTGCCATAGCTTTCATCTTGTCTAGTTCGTGCTTATTGTCTTGCTTCCTAGCAAATGAATCCGTAATTGCTGGAACCGCTGAACTAGCAAAACCTAAGACTGTTCCTAATATTGATAACATCATACTCCCTCCCTATTTCATTTTAGTTTTGCTTAATGCAGAACCTGTTATATAAGCCGCCACAATACCTGTGTTTGCGATTAAAAATGTAGACAATACTGAAGATATTGCTTCCATTCTGTCAAGAGAAATTACTGGAAGCAACAAAAATGCTACGCCTACAATAGAAACAATCATAGATACTATAGCCATCATTCGTTGTGTATCCGCTTGTTTATCTTCGTTCTCAAGCCTGATCCAAGTAGCATGGCGATCCATTTCTTCGTCTGTCACAACCCCATCTCCGTCAGCATCCGCTACTGCGTACTTACTTTTCTCTTGTAATACTTTACCCATAGTATCTCCTACTTAGACATTCCTGATAAAGGATTTTCTAATGCTAACCTTATTTTGGTATCTAAATCCTTTTTAAGTTGTTCTATTAACTCTCTGTTTTCTTTTAACATGTTTTCTATTAATTCTCTATTTTCCTTTGATAACTTGTCCATCATAGCTTGTGTTTCGGCTATCTTAGTATCTAAACGGTCTACCATTTTGTCTCGACGTTCTTCCGAACTAGATATTAATCCCCTAACAATAGTCACATTATCAGAACTAGTTTTATTAACATCTTCTACAGATTGCCTGTTTCTTTGTTCTTGTTTTTCTAAATTTGCTTCTTGTTTATCTAAATTAGCGTTAAGCTTATCAGAGGTTACCTCTATGTGGTTATTTAGTTCCGCCACATCTTGATTTAAGTCCATTCTTAAATCATGCAAGTCTGTCTGTAATGTAGCGGCTATAGCCTTAACACTATTAATTTGTTCTCGAATAACCGCTGAAGTAGCCTCGTCCACCTCTTTTAACAATTCAAATTCTTTTTCAACTATTTTAAGTTCGGCATCTGTCTCGCTAATATGGGATTCTATCCAACCCATATCGGGGCTAACATATTCTTCTACGGCCTGTTGTAAATCTTCGTAATCTTTGTAAAATTCAAAAACCGCCCAAGATCCACCAGCCAAGGTTCCCATCAAAGGTAAAATCCAAATGAGTTTACCAAGGAAACCTTTACCAGATACCTTTACGCCACCATATTCTAGTTCAGCCATTATCCGCTTTCCTTATAGCTTTTAAATCATCTAAACTTTTATCTTTTTTACCGCCGTCATATTCCCAAGCATACCCTTTTATAACCATATACTTGTTAATATTCTTGTCACCATCATGTAACCAACCTAACATGCGACCGTATTTACCATCTTTTTCTGTTTTAACCCTTAGATCAACCGCCTCGTCTAGTTGTTTTTCTAAAAAAGATTTAGCTAATAAACCTTCTGCTTTTTCCTCTAAGTCCCGCGTTCTACTTTCTGGTGTATCAATACCGGCTAATCGAACACGTTCTTTTTTAGTAAGACTAAAACCCAAATCAATTTCTATATCTATGGTATCTCCATCAACAATTTTAACTATTTTCTTTACTGCATATTCGTACATGTAACTTTCCTACTTGTATTGGCTGTTTACCAAGTTGTTCATTTTTTGACTAGATCCCACCATTAATAGGTATGCCGCTATGTTATTATCTGACAATACCGCATCAGGAACAGTTGCGCTAGAAAAAAATCCCGGTATGTCTTGTTGTAACTTTTGAGCGCTAAAAAATGATTTAGTATCTGCTATTACATTCATAACAATAAGTGTTTTTAGTTGATTTGTAGTGTCATACCTACCTTTATCACCCATTTTCTTAACAATCTTTGTACCTGCTTTTTGTTTGTCTTCTTTCTTTTGTTGTTTCGTTTTAGGTTTTACTTCTTTTTTAGGCGCTACCTTTATTTCTTTTTTAGGTTCTTCTTTTACCTCTTCTTTCTTTTCTTCTTTTACTTCTTCCTTAATTTCCTCTTTAGTTTCCTCTTTAGGCTCTTCTTTTACTTCCTCTTTAGGTTCTTCCTTTACTTCTTCTTTTATTTCTTCTTTAGGCTCTGTTTGCTCCTTTGCAGGTTGGTCTACAGATTCTTTTTCATTGCTTTCGGAAGTAGTTTCTACAGGTTCTGGCTCTGATTCTACTGAGACTACCTCTATCTTTTCTACAGGCGCTTCAACTTTAATCTCTGGTTCAACATTATTATTTGGCTCAGGCATATCAGGAGGAGGCATCATATCTATCTCCATCTCCATTTCAACTTCTACCGTTGTGACAGGAGCTTCCATTGAAATCTCAGGCATTTCAAATTCAATTTCTGGCATTTCAAAGTCCATTTCAAAATCTATTTCAAAATCTAACTCTAATTCTACTGTTTCATATGAAACATCGTCCATACCACCGTCATCAATAGGCTCTAACT